TAGAAGGTATCTTTTTGTTTGTAACAGCAAGTCAGTTAAACCGAGGAGCAGTAGACGAAATAGAATTTGATCATAGTCATATTGCAGGAGGGTTAAGTAAAATACAAACCGCTGATAATGTTATAGGTATATTTTCTAGTAGGGCAATGAGAGAACGTGGCAGGGTACAAATACAGTTTATGAAAACACGTTCTTCAAGTGCAGTTGGACAAAAATTGGATTTTGGATTTGATATTAACAGTTTAAGAATAACAGATCTAGAAGATGACGAAGATGATAATCAAACTACATCGTCTTTGTATGAAAAACTAAAGCAAAAAAGTCAAGTATCAGATACAGTAGAAACAAACACTGTAATTGAAAAAGCAGTAGACTCCCAAGATCGACTAAGGAGTCTACTGCGTAAATTAGAATAACTGTTACTTCAAAGTACTTCTATCTCTTTGAAGATCACTCCTAATTCTATTGAAGAGACTCATATCACTTGTTATGATGGTTATTAGTTTATCAAGGACAGTTAGGAGAACTGCTCTTTGCTGTGAAGACGGTACCTTGCCATCTAGCATTACTTTGAAACTTTGTCTAAGTTTCATTACGCTATCATGGTCTAACATTCCCGCCTTACCTAATATGACTAATTTGTTCATTGTTCGGTGGAACAAAATAGGATCTTTACTTTCGCCGGCCTCTCCTTTCCCCGACCGTGTAAAGGGCATTGATTTATCGTCTGGTACATTTTGTACATCAGTTACGGTTTTATCAAAACGCAATTCTTTTTTCCCAGAAGGTACATCCTGTCTTTTTATAGAAGGTACATCTCTATCTAAACGATGAACAGGCTTTTGCGATATCTTTATGTCTTCGGGTTTGGACGTTTCTTCATCCTTTTTTACAGGATTTTCAATTACATTTATAAACGTTTTATACCATTCTTCAGACATTTTGTGTTCCTATGCTCCAAAACTATTTATCAATATCACATAAATATATAAAATACAGAGATAGTGTTATGAAAAAACGTACAAAGAGTTTATTAGAAGAAATTAATAATATGGTACATGTTAGGGATAAACACCTAGTCATAGAAAGTAAAGCTGATCATATTATTGCTAGTGCTATTAATCTAGTTCATTTAATAAATGAAAGTTATGAAGGAGAAGAGGCAGCCGATTTAACTAAAAGATTGTATAATTCAATTAAAACACACGATCCTCGAAAATTTAAACGTGGAATATATAGGATTAAAAATGAAAATAAATGAAGTGCTGGATGAAAAGATTCAACGACCGCAGTTACCATCATTGCCTGCTATAGGGTCTAATAATACATCAAACAAAAATAATCAATCCGATGTATTTACCGGCGACGAAATAAAAGTAACCACTTTTATAGGCCCAAATGCGAAGGCAGATTGGAATCCGAATGAATTAAGAAAAGCAGAAGCTGCGGTAAGGCGAGGCGAAAGTAGAGAAGATATTTGGCTCAAGCATGGTACTCTTTGGGCCGCCGATAGGCTCCCCCGGCAAGAAATTTCAAATCATAAAGATAAAATTATTAATAGAATATCTCGAGGCGGGAGTATGCGATTAGGTGATTTTCTACATGCACCAGAGGTTTATAAAAATTACCCACATATAGCCAATGCTACTGTTACTCATGATATAAATATGCCACCGGAGACAGATGCGTGGGCTAGAGGGACTGACGAAATAGGTGTTGGTCCGAACCCAAGCTTGGGTGATTTTATGCATGAAGTACAACACCTTGTAGATAATAGTGAGCGGCATTCCGCGGGCCAGAGTATGAAACGGGCAACGGATATTTCGAAACGCGAACGTGGTAAGTATACTCCGGGAGATATTTATTCGGGAAGTACGGGTGAAAGAAGTGCCCAAAGTACGCCTGATCGGCAACGATTGACCCCCGCTCAGCGGCGTCGGCTTTTTCCTGATAGGTTAGATACGAGAAAACCAAATAATAAGTCGTATATACATGTAAATCAACAAGATCCATATGGTAGGTATGAAATTCTACCTCTAAGCACGGGTCAATATGCACCGCAGACAAGGAAGCAGCCGACAAAGACGACACCGAAGATGTCGCCCGAATTACCGAAGTCGACCCCGGTACCGAGAAAGAAAACACCAACAAAAAATCGCAGGAAAGGGTCATTCTTGCCACCCGGGTCTGGCGGGACTTACACAGGGGCAGGAACGGCGGGCACTAATTGGAAAGCGAATGAAAATAAATGAAATCTTTAACACAAATCCAGTATTTGATTCACATGCATTATTCGAAGCAGATTTAGAAAGAAAGGCCGAAATTGTGAGGAATCTTTTTAAAAAAGCAAATAAGTATGCAAAGGATCATCATCTAACTGACATAGCCGCACAAAAAGCCTATGAGAAGGAATTAAGGGATTTACAAAAAACAGGTATCAAAATAACTGATATCCATAAGTTTACAGGATTTTTTAGAAAGCATCCAAAATTAATAGGTGCCGCAGTTGGTATACTATTTTTTGCTGGTAAACCGGTTGCTGATACATTGGGGATGGATATAGGGCCAGCATTAAATCTTATTGGTTCTATATTAGCAGGAATGTATGCGGCAGACATAGCATCACCGCTTGTTAAAACACATGCGGAAAGAGAATATGATGCTGAAATAGAATACGAAAAAACAAAACATACTCGTATGAAGAAGGAATCGTACAAATAATGAGAATAGAAGATATTACTTCAGGTTATCCTCGACGTTATTCTAGAAATAACAGAACTTCTCGTCTATCCCAACCAGATGATAAAGGATTTCATAAAACCACAAATGGTAAAGAAGATTTAATAGATCAGGAATTAAAAGAAGACAAAGAGGGAAAAAATGTTCATATAGAACATATAGAAGATGAAATTTTAAATGCTGGATATGATGGTGTACAAAAGTCTATTAATATAATGCGCGGATTGCATTCTATGTTAAAAGGCCATGCAAAAAAATCAACAAAAGTAACAGTTAAATGGGATGGTTCTCCTGCTATAGTTACTGGAACAGATCCTAGTGATGGTAAATTTTTTGTTGGCACAAAGGGTGTATTTGCACAAAGTCCAAAATTAAATAAGAAGCCTGGGCACATCATGAAAAATCATCCGGATGCAATGAAAGACGGTAAAGTTGATAGTAAAGAAGGTTTAAGAAATAAACTAGGAGCTGCATATAAGCATCTTAGAAAACTAGGCATAAAAGAAGTATTGCAGGGTGATATATTGTTTACACCCGACATGTTAAATGTATATGAAATTGACGGCATCGACTATTTGACATTTAAACCACAACTAATTATGTATGCTGTTCCCAACGATAGTGCCCTTGCAAATGAAATAAGACGTGCTAAAATAGGTATTATTTTTCATACATTGTATGAGGGAGACAATTTAGCAGACATGAAGGCTAATTTCAATATTGATGTAAGTAGCTTAAAAGGTAGATCTCCGGACGTTTGGGTAGATGATGCTTATATAAAAGATTATAGTGGAGCGGCAACATTAACAGCACAAGAAAGTAAAGCAATATTAAAAGCAATTAATGATAATGTAGTATTTGCTAATAAAGCAACAAGTGCAACATTTGATATTTTAAATAACAGTCCAATTGAAGAAGTAGGAAAAGAATTAAAGGCACATGTGAATAGTTATGTACGAGGCGGCAGTTTTCAAGAAGATCCAGGACGTTTTGTAGATGATTTTGTTGAAAGATTAATAGATCGGACAGATGCCGCAGTTGCAAAATTAAAAACAGGCCCCGAAGGTCCAGCTGGTCAAAAGAGGTTAGAATATTTGAATACAGCAATTGAATGGGTACAAACTCATAAACCTCAACTTGAAGGAATATATGGTTTATACTTAAGAACCATTGCCGCTAAAAGTCTATTAATTAATAAATTAAATCAAATCAAAAGCATGGATGCATTTTTAATGCACCCAGACGGTACAGTTGAAGTAACTGCACCAGAAGGATTTGTTGCAGTTGATCATTTAGGTAATGCTCTTAAATTAGTAGATAGACTTACATTTTCTTCTGCTAATTTTGCACCAGATAAGAAATTTGGTTAATTGACATAAGGAACATTATATATTATAATAAATATTAATATGGAACTAACATTTATAAACAAAGAAATAACAGAAGCTAGAATGTTTCGTAATAGAAATATTATACGTAAACTTGGCATTGATGATGTTGCTAATTTTGCTTTTTTAAATACCCTTCTTTTATACATGCTATATTCTGAATATGATACTGCTCCTGCCGCAATTGATTATGCAGATAAAACTATCCGCTATAATTCTTTTGATCATTATAGAATATCAGGATCAGATCTTTATCTAGCATTTTATATATTATTCGATCATAGTGGAACATCTGATTCATTAATAGGTGGCACTCCAGAAAAGAATGCTATTGCAAGAACTCGCATAAACATGCCATATCATATGTTACGTAAATTCTTTAAAGAAATGTCAAATAACACTTTACAAACAGACGGTGCATTTATTCCTCGCTTTTTTCTAACACTAGAAAAGAAATTAAATATTAAAACAAGCAATTATAAAAGTATCAGACGATTAGTTCAAAATTGGCATAAAACTTCTACAACTGAAAAACATTTAGCAGTAACAAGATTGTTAATGTACTTCAGAACAAATGCTAGATTGGCAGAACTAATGCCTTATCTAGATGCATTATCTAGAAATAAGAATTTAGGTATAGATGATGCCAATAATCCTGAAACAAAAAGCGGCATGAAAAAGATTGCCGGCGTTGCCTTAAAAACTATTGGTGCAGCTGTTGCTGGTTATGCGGTAGGATATCAATTAGGCAAACGAACCTATAGGTAAAAATGACAAATCCCACCCCTAGTGGAATATTTCGACCAGGCGAATCTAGCCATGGTGATACAGAATTTTTCACCATTTATACGTTAATAGATGTTACAGATACTGGTATAACAACCGGGTCAGGTAAAGAATACCAACAAGCACAAAATCTTAGTGTACTATTACAAACAATAGGACTTCGATGCCAACCGTTTATAAGTTCTGTCATGAAACTAGTTGGGCAAGATTTATCTAATTATGAATTTGGAACCGGTCATGCAGGCAATCATTCTATATGGATTACTAAATTTGCAACAGAATTTGCTAATCAAACAAGTGTAGATGGGTTAGTAGGAGATATTAATGCTGTTCCTGTATTCAAAAACCTAGATGAATCAGCAACAGTCGGTGTTACGTTTGATTGTGTGTCTGCAGATGACAAAAATACCTATATTATTAAAAATACAGAGCTATAAATACAAGTGTAACAAACATTAAGTTACAAATTTGTAAAGGCTAATACAGGCACATTAATAACTAACTTAGGCTCACTTTAGGCACGCTCAGGCTCTCGAACTGATATTCTACTTATTTGAAAAGTAGTTCTAGAGGAATTTAATTTATGCCAAATGGTAAGGCTGTATATAGGATAGAAAAAGAATCGCTTGAAGCTCACGTAGATTTATGTGCTGAGAGGTATAATACTATGCATGAAAAATTAAAAGTGATAGAAACCAGGCAAGATACTTTATATACTATTGTCTTAGAACTTAAAGACAAAATTACCTCATCTCACCAAAGCATGACCAAGGTTGTCATTGGTGCGACAGGGACCATAATGGCAGGGCTACTGTCTACTATCGTAGTGATGCTCATTCAAATGGGATAATTTTGCTAAATATTATAATATAATATTAAGGTTATCCAATGCAACTGAATGAATTTTTTGAACCAAATCCTTTAATTGCCGAGACCAAAATGGTTTGGGCTCGCCGCGGACAAAAAGTTGTACGTAAATTTAGATGTACATTTGGTCGTAGAAAGGGTCGCATTGTTGCAAATATGAGTCAATGTTCGGCACCATTGGATATTAAAAAACGTTTTACTCTTAAGCGGACTAAAGCAAGAATGGGTAGTAGAATACAAAGAAAAATTCAACGAACAAAGAGAGTTAATCCTACAAGTAAACGAGTAGCTCGCCTTAACAAAATTGGTAAAAAATAAAATGACAATTTTTTTCGAATCATTAAAAGAAAATCATAGTGTGGCAAAAACATTAACTTCTGTATTACAGAACTACAGTGATTATGATATTAGTTCTTCTGATATAGAATCTGCTATGAAACATATACGATTAAGTGATTTATTGGCATTAAATGATGCAGTTGAAGAACATGACATGAATACTATATTAGATATTATAGGACCTTATGTTCCTGGTCTTCATATACAAGCAAATGAAAGATTATCACCTACTCATGCAACAGGTAGAAATCCAGGTAATAATGTAAAACAGTCTAGAGAAACTATACCTACGCAACCCACAGGCACTACTGGATATTCTTCTGCATTTTCAGATAAAGGTGCAATTGCTGGTGGCAGAAAAGAAATGAGAGCAGTTGCAGGCAAGGGTGTCCAGGGTAAACAACCAACCGGTGTTGCATCTAGAAATCCTCAAAATCAACCTACTACTTCAGTTACTAAAGCAGATGGTACAGTTATACCAGCAGACAAAAAAACATCAGATAGAATAGATAAATTATTAAAAGCGGCAGGATTGGTATGAGGATAATAGAAATACAAGGCGGCCTTATTATGCCTGTTGGTAATAGAGAATATAAATTAATTAGTAAAATAAACGAATCTACGGATGGTTTCCTTTATAAAGAAGATTTATCGGAAAGAGAAAATGAACTTGCGAGAAACCTAGTTAGTAAAGGTGCATTATTGCGCCTACAAGACGGTGACAGTATTAAGTTTGGAGCGAATACAAGTACTGCCACTTACATTGATTATACTATATAAAGGAGATATAAGATATGAAAAAGTTCAACGAATTGAGTAAAAAACACAAAATTCTACTCATAGTAGTAGGAGTTATTGTGGTAGGATTTCTTGGTGACGCAATAGGTTGGTGGGAAATGTCATCGATGATTCCAGGCAGCGGCGAAGCCGAAGTCTAAGTAAAATAATATGGGACATACACCAGAAGATACAAAAGCCATGAAAGACTTGATGTCTAAGTTAAGTGGCAAGGGATTAAAAGCTGCCAAGACATCGGGGTCTTCGAACCCCGATGTTAAGGCAATGTCTACTATATTAAGTAGATTAAACGAATCTACAAAAAAAGTAGCAAAGCAAGCTAGAAAAGATAAAACTCCTAGCGATATTATTGCTATGACAAATAAAACTGAATCTGGTGTAGGTATATTAGATTATGAAATAATAATTGAAAAGAGTACAAAATCATATAAAGTTCAAAATAGACATAAAGAAACATTGTATGATAATATATCCTTGTTTGAAAGTGCAGTAGGAATTGTTAATGCACTTCTTAAAAATAAAGATATAGAAGCAAATGACATTTATAAACTAGACGGCACATATGGTAGTAAATTAAATGAAGCAAAGCATTATAAAACTCTTCTTAAAAGAGATAATGATTCTTTTGATGTAGAATTGTACGAAACACAATTTGAAGAGAATAAACGTAAAGTAATACATACTAGACGTGAAATAAGAAAACAAATGTTCAGGTAATAACATGCTTTTAAATAACTTAAGAAATAAAGAACAAGAACATACGGATATTAAAAATATTCTTGAAAAAAATTATGGTTATACGGTAAAGGATCCAGTATCCGGTAATTCTGCTAAGAAAGCACTTCAACAAGTACAAGATGCAAAACAAGAATTATATAGAAATTTTAATTTAGCAGAATATAATAGAGTTGTTTTATTTGAACAATATTTAAAACAGTTAATTGAGCGCAAAGTTCCAGGACGCACACCTACTAGATCTAAAGAAAAAACAGAAACAGAGAAATATACATTACCAACATTAATAGATCCTGAATCAGGAAAACTTATGTCATCGAGTGGAGATGGTAAAGATTTAAAATTTATGTATAAAACAGACGACGGAAAATCTATAGACATTACAGAAATATTAACAAAAAACCCTGAACTAGCACAACGTTTTGCAAATGAACTTAATATTAATTCTGCTGGTATTACAACAACGGCTGGATTAACAGCTGCTCGAGCGGCATTTTCAGGAGTTCCTAGTGGAATATATGCGAATATTGGAACTACAGTAGTAAATGCGGCCGATGACAGTATAGGTTGGTTAACTAAAGTACTAGGTGGTGCTAAAGCAGGAGTTATTGCTAGGACAGTACTTAAAGGTGTAAGTTTTATAAGTTTAATGACACATTCGTCAGATGCTGGTGACCCAAATGAAGATTTGGCAGCGGCAAATTTTGAAATTGCACGTGAGTTGGCATTAAAAGGAGCATTTATACAAGCAACTTCTCTTTATCCTAACGTTCACGGTGGCTGGAAAGATTATATTAAAGGAGATCCAGAACATCAACAAAAAGTAGCAGATGACGCGGCAGCTACAGCGGCCGTCACAGCCGCTACAGCCGCACAAATAGCTATAGATGCTGGTGACGAGCCGGGAGTAAAAAATGCAAAAACAGTATTAGCGGCCGCAGTAGACTCTATAATTAAAACACATCCAGACATGAAAGGAGCCGATTATACAAGCGCACAAGCTGATCGAGTCAAAGCAACATTAGATAGTGATGTTGCGGCAACTATTAATGCTATTAAAAATCAATCAGTTGGTGATGACAAATATGGACTAGACGATCCTGTAGACTATAAGGGGCGAGGCACAGGAGCTACTGCTGACCCAAGAATAGCCGCCGCGGCAACAGCCGCTGATGCTATTGCGGCACAGGGATATCAACAAGCCGACACCCGGGGATTTGATGATAGAGCTGCGGCAGATGCAATACCAGTAACTGGTGTTGATATGGGCGCCGAATATAGTACCGCACAGCAAGCACAAATTGCCGCGCAACAGGCAACCGCCGCGGCAACAGCCGCTAATGCTATTGCTAGTGCTGATATTAAATATGATGATCAAGGAATGATGGCTGAGCCAAAAGGACGAACAGCATCGCCTCCTTATGTTACACCACAACATGTTACACCACAACATGTTACACCACAACATGTTACACCACAAATTGATGTGGATCATGCTCCGCCCGGAGTAGCTATTGATCCACAGTCACGCGATGGCCATCACCCTCCAGGATATGGAATAGACGTTAAACCTACGGCTACGGGCGGTATAGTTGCCACTCCAGGTATAACAACTGGCGCCGGAACTAGAGATGTAGCTAGAGATGTAGCAAATACTGGAACAATAACAACAATTGCAGGTGCTCCTACTATAGCTAGAACTAACGTAGGAACTAACGTAGGAACGCAGACAAGAACAAATACCGGCAAGGGAAAGAAAGGCGGAAAAAAGAGACTGCCATGGTTACCAGGAATTCCCATTCCAGGTCCTTCAGGAACTGGTGCAAAAGATAGACCCGAACCAAGAGGGCAGACGTTTGGTTCTCTTGGAGGATATGGCATTTGGCCATACGGCAAACTAAATAGTAGTATTAAACGTAGAGGAAACGTAATGAATGAAGAAGCAACTTTTAAAAATTTGAAAAAACTTTTAGAGCAAGATCTTGATCAAGCAGAATTAGCATTGGCTGCGAAGGATATGGTAGTACAACTACAAGATATCGCAGAAGATTTGGCTAAAATGCAAGTTGAAAATTTAATGCCTCTAGTAGACAGGATTAAAGAAGAATATGGTCCTGAAGCAGGCGAGCAATTCAATGGTTCTGTTGAAGCTGCATTAGGTTCTGCACTAGAAGGAATTAAAGGAACGCATGAGCAAGTTCAAAATGCAGTATTAGTTTTAACTGGTGACAAATCTGCTATGTCTACAGACATGGGAACAGATGATATGTCTATGGATATGGGCGACACTGATATGGATGATGGACTAGGAGGCGACGACGAAATTAGTTTAGATGGAGCCGACGCAGCTGCAGGACCAGAAAATATATCATTGGGTAGAGCAGTTAAAAAAGAAAGCGTAGAAAAAGCAAAACGTGCTTTAAAAACTGCATTAAGAGAAGGCAAGTACAACGATAAAGTTTTACGTCAAATTATCAAATCAATGAAATGAGATTAACAGAACTTTTTGAGGCCGGTGAATATGTAAATGATTTACGTGATGAGATAATTAATCTTCTCGTCACAGCGTCTGCTGAAGGTACAACTGAAGTAAACACAAATCAAGTAGTCATGGACTTAAGAAGTATGGGATATGTAGGCGTAGACCTAGTAACAGTAGTACAAATTTTATCAGGACATCCGGTTGTAGCAATGGCAAATCAAGACACGATTAAAATTGCAACAACAGATGCTGAAAGATATGTATCGCCGGATGTAGCAGATAAAGAAGAAAAAACAATAAGTAAAATGGCTAAACGTCAACTTAAGAAGGAAATTAAATAATGGTAGCAATGTTAACAGCCAGTCAGGCACGAACAAAAGCAAGAATAGATTCTGTTATACACGCAGAAATTCGTGACATTGAAACAGAAATATTAACTGCTGTTGAAGCAGGATTGCTATCTGTTGAAGTAGACGGCAACTCTGTTATGACGTGGTCTACTCAAATAGACGGACTTGGAACTGCAAGTAATTTAAATCCTGCTGTACCTTATAACAATTTATTTAAAATAACTGCAATTTCTGTTGCAGCCGCGGGGACTGGTTATACATCTGCTCCAACTGTAACAATAGCTGCACCAGATGGAGAAACAGCAACAAATACTACTTCAATTTCAGGTGGTGCATTGAGTAACATTGTACCAGCAACATATGGTTCTGGTTATGATTCAGTTACAGCACCAATAGTAACAATGACAAATGCAGTCGGTGATACAACAGGCGCAGGTGCTTCTGTTATTGCTACAACAGATACTATAGGTCGAGTAATAGGATATGCATTAACAGGCGCTGGTTCAAATTATACATTACCTCCAGTAGCAACGGTTGCTTCTCCTAATGTACAGGCAACAGCAACAGTGACAGTTTCAGGAGGTGGAATAGATACTTTTACAGTAACAGCCGTCGGCGGCGGTTATGTAACAATACCAACTGTAACAATTGCAGGTGGCGGTGCAACAAATGCCACAAAATATTTACTTGCACAAGATTATTACAAAACTTGGCAAAATCTTATTACAGATAAAGTAAAACTTGATCAAATGGCACAAGTTAGTAAACATTTTAAAGACTTGGCTTACTCTATAACACAAAAAGTTAACAGTACAACTACAATAACATTTAAATGGGTAATTGAATGGTAAAATAACTTGACAATTTCATGTATGTTATGTACAATTAGTATATGTCATTATTAGTCGAATTATATCCGTATACCTCTCTTAAAAGAACAACAAAACAAAACAAAAGATTATATTCTACCCCCTCCGGTAATGTTCCTAGTGTAACAACAATATTAGATGCAACAAAATCCCAAGAGTCACGTAGGGCGTTATCTGCATGGCGGAAACGCATAGGTATACAAGAAGCACAAAAAATAACAAGTGAAGCAGCCAATATAGGAACGGTTGTTCATTCAATGTTAGAAAATCATATAAATGGAAAGGAAACGACAACAAAATCTAACATTATATATAAGCGAGCAGAAAAATTAGCAGATATAGTTATTGAACAAGGTTTTAAGAATTTGGATGAAGTATGGGGGACAGAAGTATCTTTGTTTTATCCTGATCTATATGCAGGAACAACAGACTGTGTAGGCGTATGGAAAAATAAACAGACAATAATAGATTTTAAAACAACTAAAAAACCAAAGAAACGAGAGTGGGTAGATGACTATTTTTTACAAGGTGTAGCATATGCACTTGCCCATAATTCGTTATATGATACACATATAGAAAATATAGTAATAATGATGATTACATGGGATGGTGAAAGTGCTGGGTTGTATCAGGAGTATGTTATTGATGAAAATGAGTTCGAAAATTATGCTGAGAAATGGGGTGAAAAAGTTAGTGAGTACTACAATCTCAATAAATAACAATAACAACAAAAACAGGATTTAACCATGGCAGCAACAACTAAAATTTCTCGTATATTATTTCGACGAGGAGATATGATAGATCTTCCCTTACTCAATGAAGGGGAGCCCGGTTACGCAACGGATAAACAACGATTATTCATAGGTAACCCCTTACAAACTTTTACAGTACCAGACCCAGTTGTTCTAACATATACATTAGAGGCTAGAGTTGCTAGAAGTACAGTAAAAGTTCTTGTAAATGATACACCTAAAAATCCAGGAACAGATTATACAATTACAGGAGTTTCCTTAACATTCGGCGCCGGCATATTAACAATCGGCGATACTATAAAAGTAGGGTTTAACTCTGAAATTGATGTAGAACAAAATGAAGAATATACCCGAGTGCTTCAATTTAATGCATCTGCTACAGATGAAGATACTGGTTTTCTTTTTGATGGCACGATATTTAATACGTGTGTAGTAAATTTTTCAATAAAGAATGCTAGTGGTGTAATGGCTGTAGGTACAATACGAATTTTATATGATGGAACGAATCCACCAGTTTTTGATAACGATTTTCTTGAGACAGCATCTACAGGAATTACATTTTCGGTTGTAAAAGTCAGTGATGATATTATATTAAAATATAGTAACGGATTGTCTTCAACTGCTAAATTTTATTATAACGCAAAACTTTGGAACACTCTAGGTTAAAAGTAATTTAGTAAATTACTTAAGGAGAGTTTTCATATTGAAAAAAATTTAAAGGAGAGTTATGAGTATCCAACTACCAACTCTATATCAACAATTTATTCATCTTTCGAGATATTCACGATATAGATATGAAGACACACGACGAGAAACATGGACAGAAACAGTAGATAGATATTTTAATTTTTTTGAAGAACATTTATCTGAGCAGTGCAATTTTAACGTTTCTACACAAGCAAAAAATACATTAAGAAATGCAGTTTTAAATTTAGAAGTAATGCCTTCAATGCGTTGTCTTATGACAGCAGGAGAAGCATTAAAACGAGAAAATGTATCAGGTTATAATTGTTCGTATATTGCAATAGATTCTATACGAGCATTTGACGAAGTTCTTTATGTATTAATGAATGGTACTGGTGTAGGATTTAGTGTAGAACGTCAATTTGTAAGTTTACTTCCTATTGTCAATGAAGAGTTTTTTGAAACAGATACAACTCTTATTATTTCAGATAGTAAATTAGGTTGGGCCAAAGCATTACGTGAATTAATTCACCTATTGTATGCAGGACAAATTCCTCAGTGGGATTTAAGTAGAGTTCGGTCTGCAGGTTCTCCGTTAAAAACATTTGGAGGAAGGGCATCTGGTCCACAACCTTTAGAAGATTTATTTAGATTTACATCAGATATTTTTCGTAATGCAGCTGGCAGAAAACTAACATCATTAGAGTGTCATGACATTGTTTGTAAAATTGCAGAGATAGTAGTAGTAGGTGGTGTACGACGTTCTGCGTTAATTAGTTTGTCAAATTTAAGTGATGACAGAATGCGGTTAGCAAAGTCAGGACAGTGGTGGGAACGGAATGTACAACGAGCACTTGCTAATAATTCTGCTTGTTATACTGAACGACCCGACATGGGTATTTTTATGGACGAATGGCAATCTCTTTACGAATCTAAGTCGGGTGAGCGTGGTATTTTTAATAGAGCAGCTGCAAAAGAACAAGCAGGAAAAAGTGGTAGACGAGATTCAGAACATGACTTTGGTACAAATCCTTGTTCAGAAATAATTTTGCGGTCACGTGAATTTTGCAATTTGTCAGAAGTTGTTATCCGCGAAAATGATACAGAAGAATCATTAAAAGAAAAAGTAAAGTTAGCAACTATATTAGGTACATGGCAATCTACTTTAATTAATTTTAAATACATTAGTAGAAAGTGGACAGAAAGTTGTTATGAAGAAAGATTGCTTGGTGTTTCTTTAACAGGAATTATGGATAGTAAATTAACTAACGGCAAAGGAAAAGGTTTAGAAAATTTATTACAACAATTAAAACAAGTATCTATAAACACAAATAAAGAATTGTCTAAAATATTAGGTATTAATCAATCTGCCGCTATTACTTGTGTTAAGCCTTCTGGTACAGTATCACAATTAGTTGACAGTGCTTCTGGTATACATGCACGTCATAATCCTTATTATATTAGAACAATACGAGCAGATAAAAAAGACCCATTGGCAAAAATGATGATAGAAGCAGGATTTCCGTGTGAACCTGATGTAACAAAACCCGAACATACACTAGTATTTTCTTTTCCTGTTAAAGGACCCCGTAATGGTGTATATAGAAAAGATATGTCTGCTATTGAACAATTAGAACTGTGGAAAATATATCAAGATAACTGGTGTGAACATAAACCGTCTGTTACGGTATCTGTACAAGAGCACGAATGGATGAATGTTGGTTCATGGGTATGGGAACATTTTGATCAAATGTCGGGAGTTTCTTTTTTACCAATGACGGAACATTCATACAGACAAGCACCTTATCAAGACTGTACAAAAGAAGAATATGATAAACTAATAGCTGATATGCCCAAAGAGGTAAGTTGGGAATTGTTAAGTGAATATGAAGAACAAGACATGACAACTGGGGCTCAAGAATTGGCCTGTTCAGCCCCCACTGGATGTGAAATAATATAAATACTATCAACCAGGAGAATAGTATATGTGTCCAGTTTGTGTGATACCGTGGTTTGTAGTAGTTTTTGGGTTAGGCGGAACAACATTAGGGATGTGGCTTTCACAGTATCCATGGATATTTTATACAGCAATGGCAGTTAATTTGGTATTAATTGCCTGGGGCGGATTTAAAATTAAAAAGTTTTATGGTAAACATAAAGGATGTGATATCGATTAATGTTAACCATATATACTTCACCACGGTGCCACCATTGCACTAATGTTAAAGAGTATTTGCAAGAACTCGATATAACCTATAAAGAAGTAGATATATCAACAGATCAAGCATCAAAAGATTGGATACTAGAACAAGGACACAGAACAGTACCACAAATTTATCAAGGCAATACATTGGTAGTAGAAGATGGTGCCGCGTCGTTGCTTCGGTTGACAAAAGACCAGATAGAAGATATAATAGATAATATCTAATAATGAAATATATAGACTATATTCATTGGCGGATACAGTTACTAAAACACAAAAATATAACATTATTTCCTATAGAGAAAATAGTAAACAATAGGGAGAAAGGAAATGAAATATTGACAAACAAATTTAAGGGATAGATCACTTCCTTATGCTCGGTGAAAGCCAAAATAGATACCATACCAAGTAGATTTAAAATAAATATAGAATCGCCCGATGATGTTGTAATGACTAGGGCATATAGAGAAATATAATAGTTGTACAATACAATAATAAAGAAATAGATTATACATAACGTAGATTATTTAAAATACACGCTATTAGGCGTATAAATTGAAGGGAGTCATAAAGGCTCCCTTTTTTTCGATAAATAGTTAGGTTGAAAGGGAGAATAAAAATGTCAATACATGATGAAATTATTTCACAATTCGATTCATATATGAATGAATCTGCCAAATTCGAAGAAAAAGGCGTTAAAGCATCAGCGGCGAGAGCCCGCAAAGCACTAGGTGAACTAGGCAAATTAACAAAATCACGTAGGAAAGAAATACAAGAAAAAAAGAGTACAATGTAAATGTTAGTAGAAAAACGTAAGAAAAATGATGTTGTTGCATTAAAACTTGTAAGTGGTGATGAAGTACTTGCCCAATGGGTAGAAGATGACGACAACACAATAACATTAAGAAAGCCGTTAGCATTAGCAATGGGACCAGAAGGTGTAGGATTAATTCCTATGATGGTATCTTTGGATATTTCAGCAACTCCAAATGTTACACTAAACAAAGATAAAGTTGTTATGATTATTTCACCTAATAAAGTGTTAGCAGATTCTTATGTTCAAGCAACAACAGGAATATCATTAGCAACACCAAGTAGCCAAATAATAACATAGGAAATAAGTATGTCAGGTAGACGAGTACATCGAATGAACGATTCAAATTCCGCCGGGGGATCTATAACAACTATTCCTCAAGGAAGTGTATATGCAAATGGACTTCTGGTTTCAGTTGATGGTTCAATAGGCACGGGACATCCACCGTGCCCGTTACCTTCAATACATTGTAGCAGTATTTGGGATACCGCAGAAGGAAGAAAAACAGTATATGCTCATATGATTCCTGTTAATTGTGAAGGGGATTCGGATACATGTGGACATACTAGAGTAAGTGGGAGTCCTAATGTTTTTGCAGGAGATGTAAACCACGGTATGGCAATAATTGATAGTACATAGGAACTTAAATGGCTACTCTTAAAAATTTACAAAAAACTGCTGGAAAATTATCAAGCATTGCTAATACCCGATTACCCGATATACAAGGAGTTGTGGCAGCAAGTGCTGATGGGAATCTTAGGCTGGTTGATAAGGCTCAATTACCTAATACTATTAGAGATATAATATGTCAAATTTTAGCAGGAGGTCTTCGAAATCCATATGAAGGCCAATTGCTTTGTTTAGAAATTGCTCTTGGTAATCTTATTGGTACCGGAGGCATGCCTGAAGGTCTACAAGATCAATTAAACACCATGAAAAATACTCTTGGTGGTTTATTAGATCATTTAGGTGTAAACAGTACTATAGCAAGGATGCAGAATATTATAAATCAAGTAGCATCTATATATTCAATGGTTAATTTTTGTGACAACCCGGTTACAGCACCAAATATTGGAGCTTTATTAGATA